TGTCCCTAGCGGGCCGGGTCTATAAGATCTGGGAGCCGCGTCCGCCGTACTGGATCGACCCGTTCGACATTCCGCCTAGCTGGCCGCGCATAGTCATCATCGACCCGCACCCGCGTAAGCCGATCATGGTGCTGTGGCTGGCGGTAAATCCGGACAATCAGCTCTATGTGTACCGCGAGCTATGGGACCGCAGCCTGGACACGGTGGCGAAGGTAGCCGAGCGGATTCACGCACTGGAGGGGACGGAGCACGGGCGCGAGCCCGTGGCGGTGCGACTGATCGACACCAGCGCCCAGGAGCAGGAGAAGACGAGCGGCGAAAGCGTCCGGTTCCAGTTCGGCCAGCATGGCTTGTTCTGCCATCTGGCGCAGAAGCGGAACGCCCAGGCCGGGTACGACGCGATCAAGGACGCGCTGGAGAAGGGTCCGTTCGGGTGGGACGAGCCGATGCTCCAGGTCTTCAACTGCTGTCCGAAGACTAAGTCCGACTTCATGAACTTCTCGTTCGACGACTGGCAGACCGGATCCCAGCGCGACCTGATGGGCGAGAAGGATGCATACCGCAAGACGCACGACGATGCCATCGACTGCCTGCGGTATTATTATCAGGGTCGGTGGGACTACTACCGGCTCAAGAGCCTGCTCCGGCAGGCCGAAGCTCAGCAAGCCCGCGAGGAGAATGATCGCCTGCGGGGCCGCACTCAGTTCAGGATGCCGGGCACGCGCACCGGCTATGGAGGATAACGATGGCTGACGCTCTCAAGCGCACGCTCCGGGCCCGAGTCCGGTTGATCCGCGACGGTGTGGATTTGTACGATCAGGTCTTCTACGAGCCCGATGAGGATTACGCCGAGAGCACGCACCAGCGGTTGATTCTGGCGACCAACATGGCCGCACCCAGCGAGGTCGATATGTCGGGCGTCTCGACCGGCGAGGCATTGTTCCTCCAGGCGGATCGTGAGATCCAGGTGGCGCTAGACGCTAACACCAAGCTCTGGACGGTCAAGGAGAACGGGGCCATCTTGCTGGTCGGTAGCTTCACGCACATCTACCTCCAGAATGAGAGCACCACGAATCAGGCCACCGTGGAACTGGTCATTACGGACGCTGGATAGGAGCTGCCATGTCGAAGTACAAACCTGTCCCTGCGCCGCCGTTTGACAACGACAGCCGTCCCGGCCCACTGCCACTGCGCAAGGTCAAGCACGGCCCGCTCCCGAAGCGCAACTCGCCGATCGGCCGGTTGATGCGCAAGATGATCAAGGACCGGCGGTCCAAGCCGCAGGCACCACCGCACCCGCTGCATCGCAAAGAGATGTGGAACACGTAGGAGCTAGCATGCTGCACCTAGACCGAGAGTTCCGGCGTGAGCGGGGCAGATGGTTGTGCGCGGAGATTGACCAGGCGGTACGCGACCGCGCGCCGCTTGATGACAAGATCCAGATGGTCCGCTCGCTGTACTTCAATGACAAGGATCCTATTGGCAGTCTGCCGTGGGACGGTGCGAGCGACATCCATTTGCCTGTGCTGTATGAAAAGATCGAGAACTCGGTGCCCAAGCTCATGAACGCGTTCTGGGGCACGGAGCCGATCGTCCATGTGCGGCGCGTTCCTGACGAGTACATGCCGGAGGAGACGGACAATGCCGAGAAGCTACTCAATTGGGGCCTGGCTGAGGACGTTAATCCGTGCTTTTTCGAGACCACGGAAGACTGGTTCCGCAACACGCTACGTGACGGCCAGTCGACTGCCAAAATCGTCTGGCAGCGTGCTTGGAAGAAAACAGTTGAGGTACATCGTTGCAAAGCGGTGTATCGAGCCGGGGAAGCGGACTTCCGGGGAGAAGTCCTAAAGCAGTCGCGGGCGAAGATGCCCGAGGAGATTCTCTTCGAGATCTTTGGCGTGCCGTCGGACAATAAGTTCCACGGCCTGCTGGCTGCGACGGAGCTGGACGCCGAGCAACACGAGCATGACTACCCCGAGGGCTCGCCTCTCGCCGCCATGGTTGGGCTCAACTTCGGGATCGAGTTCGTCGACGCCAGGCGGCGTCACGAGGGCCGCGCGGTCTTCCGGCCGAGCGAGTATATCGACGAGATTGATGTCTATATCTACCGCAAGGTTCTCAAGTACGATAGTCCGCAGGTTTCGGTCATGGAGCACGAGGACTTGATCGTCCCCTTCCGGACCGCAGACTTGCAGTCGGCAGATTGGGTGGCCCACCAGTTCTGGATGGACAAGAGTGAGGTCCGGCGACGCTACGAGAGCGGCGAGCTGGACATGGACGACGAGGACTTCGAGAGGCTGATCTCCTCGCGCACGACTCGCCAGGAGGAGTCCGAGGAGAACGAGGATCTCAAGCGCCAGAAGGACCGAGTAATCGGCGAGGGCGTGAAGGAGCAGCGGCACCAGACATCCAGCCGCAAGTCTGGCGGATCCGAGGACGAGTCGACCGATAATAACAAGCTGCTGTTCTACGAAGTCTATATCTGCGACGATATTGACGGCGACGGCGACCCAATCGAGATGGTCTATACCATTTCCGCGAAGCTGGGTCTGATTGTGAGCGTCGAGTACCTCAGCACGGTGTTCCCGCACGAGCGGCGTCCGTTTGCCACGTTGAAGTACAAGTCGGTTTCCGACCGCTTCTACGGTATCGGCATGGGCGAAGTGCTGGTGGCGATCAACCTCGAAGTTAACACGATCGTCAACTACGTCAACAACAACCAGGAGCTGATCAACAACCCCTTCTTCTTCTACGTCCCGGCAGCGACCATGGTCGATCCTGGCGTGATGAAGGGCGTTCGGCCGGGCGAGGGAATCCCGATTGCCGATCCGAACGGGATCGTGTTCCCGAAGTTCCAGCAGGAGCCGCTAGCCAACCTGTCCGCGATGGATGCGCTGCTGCTCTTCGCGGACCGAGTGACTATCAGCCCGATGGTGGCTGGTAGTCCGCAGATTCGCAACGCTCCGCGCACGGCGCGCGGCACAGGCATGTTGCTGAGCGAGGGCAATATCCAGCTCGATAACATCATCACCCGCTGGCAACGGACCGGCTGGGAAGAGGTCATGCACCAGTTGATGGGCCTCTACCAGGAGTTCATGCCGGACGAGCGATGGTTCTACGTGACGGGCGAGCAAGGCCAAGAGAAGCGCCGCGCGACGCGCGACGAGCTACGCGGCCGCTACGTCTTCTCTTTTGTTGGCAATACCGTGAATACGAACCGCGAAGTGCTGCGGCAGGTGGCACAAGTGCGGTACAACACGGTGATGACTCACCCGGACTACAGCCAGGATCCGGTTGTGCGCCGCGAGGCGCTCAAGGATTTCTTGCGGCATTGGTCCGAGGGCGTGGACATCGACCGACTCGTCCCGGCGTTGCCCGGCCAGGGCGCTTACCAGCACCCACCCATGGCACAGAAGGACGAGAACATCGCAATGCTCCACGGGCTGCCGATCCACGCGCTGCCGACTGACATGCACATGGAGCACTTGGCTGCGATGGAGCAATTCGAGCGGACACCGGCCTTCGAGCAGATGTCCCAGGATCGCGTGATCCTGTTTGCCATGCACAAGCGCGAGCACATGGAGTTCATGGCTCAGCAACAACAGGCAGGCCAGCAGGCGGTCGCACCCGGCCAAGGTAATAACGTTCCCGAGCAGTCAGTGGAACTTGGGAACTTGGAAGGTGGGGTCCAATAGTCATGGATCATGACGGCCTCAGAGAATATCTCAACAGCCCATTCGGCAATATTCTTCTGGCGGCACTTGGTCGCCACCGCCAACGGGCCGAGGAAGAAGTGCTGCGCCTGACGCAGGCCAAGCAGTACGACCCGACGGAAATTCGATACCGTGCTGGCATCGTTACCGGAATGGGCCTGATGCTTAATGCGATCGACGAACTACGAAAGGATGCCCAATGAGCTTTATCAAGAATTATTTTCGCGCTCGAAGTCAGAAAAAGGAGGCGGACAAGAAAATCAAGGCCACGAAGGCCGAAGTTAGCCGCCAGCAGAAGTCCAGCTCTATTCTGCGTCGCGGTGCGCGAACTATGCAAGAAGGTAATCTAATCACATTTGCCAAGGAGCGCGCTCGGCGGCGCAAGGGCAAAAAGGATTGGTGGAAGTAAACTCGTATCGCTAGGCTAGGATGGCCTAGTGTCTGAGCAGGAAGCTCAAGCACAACGATTGTCTCCTCGAATCGGCTGGCGGGCGTAACCCGCTAGGAGGCTTTGTCCACATGAGTAGACTGGACGATGCTGCTAATTCGGTGCCCCAGGCACCGGCTGAGACGGACCTGAATCTGGACCCCAACGATGCTGACCCCAACCCGGAGGCCGCTGGTGACGAGGCCGTAGAGGATCAGCCCGAGGGCGACGGTAAGGAAGGCCGCAGTCTCGACAATGTGCGCGGTGAGTTCCAGCGCAAGTACGAGAAGATGGAGCGCGATAACGCCGCAATGCTGGCTGAGCTGCGCGCCCTTCGCGAGACGCTTGCGAGCACACCTAGTACACCCAAGCCCGCTCCGTCCGAGGCGAAAACCCTGGACGACCTGAGCGTAGCTGAGCTGGAGCAGATGCTCCCGAACGTGCCGGAAGAGCAGAAAGCTGCCTTCCAGGCATACGTGAACGAGCGCAAGGTTGACGAGAAGGTCGACGCAAAGCTCGGCAAGTTCCAGCAGACTCAGGTATTCCAGCAGGCGGAAGCCAAGGCGAACGAGCAGGCATTCTCTCGGTGGCCTCAGTTGCATGACAAAACGTCCGATTTCTACGCAGCCACGAACCGTATCCTCGATTCAATGGGTCCGTCGGCGGACAGCAACCCGCAAGCGGTGCTGCATGCTGCCAACGAGGCTGGCTTGGAGCTTGGGCTCCAGCCACAGATGTTCCGGCCCCAGGTGACACGACGCGAACCCGGACAGGTACAGGGTGGGCGAACTACCCGGCCTACGCCGACGAAAGATGACAAGGTGGATCTCAACAACGAGGAGCACCAGGTTATCCAGCAGCGGCTAGCGAATGCCATGCCCGGCCGCAAGTTCACCAAGGAGCAGCTCGCCCGCATCGCAAAGCGGACGAAGCAGTACAAGGACAACATCGACCTGTTCACGAGAGGATAATAGGTTATGGCTGACAAGATTCCAACGAAGGCCGAGATCCAGGAGGAGCTGGAGCAGGCCGAGACGCGTAATGCAGATCTCGCCGAAGAGAATCAGGCGCTGATGAATAAGCAGGCTGACATGGAAGAGCGGCTTGCGCGCATGGAGGCACTCATCGAGGGCCAGCGAGCTGAGGGTACCTACGCAGGCCCGCAGCCCAAGGTGTACCACGATCCGTACGATACTACGAATCCGCACAAGATTCTGCACCACCCTGAGGGAAAGAAACTCAGTTGGAAGAACCCGAACATCCGCGACCGGCAGGGTTGGAAAGGATGGGAGCCGATCACGTGGGACAGCGAGGTTGGCAAGAACATCGAGAAGTACATTCCTAGCCCGCCCGCGAAGATGGTGGGTATCGAGAAGCAAGACAACTACGTCCGTCGGGGTACGGATAGCGTTCTGGCAATGATCGACGAAGAGATCTGGATGGCCCGACAGCAGAAGCGCGAGGACAAGGCGTTGCGCAAGCAGCTTGCCGCCAATGCTCGTGCGAACGCTGCTATCGGGAATGGTGTCGAGACCTTCGGCGACGGCGTGCAGAGCGATCCCAGGCCCGCCGGTGGATTCAAGCCACGGCAGGAGTTGCCTGTGCCGGAAGGAGGCCACAGGACTCGGCTCCTGCATCCCGATGAGGAGTAAAGAATAATGGCGAATATTGATGCCCCTCTGGGCCTTCGCCCGGTTGGAAATGGTGTCGGCGGCACGGCCCCGCGCATCACTGCCTATACTCGTTCGAGTACTGGCGTGATCTACGAGGGCGCTGTGCTGGTGCTGCTGGAGGCTGGCCCCGCCGCCTTCGACGGTGCCACGGCTGCCCACGCCTACAACGTGATTGGTGTCGCGGCTGCCCCTGTGGCGTCGGCTGGCACCGAAGTGCTTGTCTACGACGATCCCGAGCAGGAGTTTCTGATTCAGGGTGATAGCGCTGTTGCGGCCCCGATCCTGGCTCCTGGTCGCTATGCCAACCTGAATGGGGTTACGGGTAATGCGACTACGCTCCAGTCGAAGAGCGAGCTGGACACCAGCGAACTCACTTCTACCTACGCGGCTTTCGACGTGTGCCAGGTTCGTCGTCCTTGGAATGCCCAAGATAACGACCAGGATGCGGCCAATGCTAAGTGGGTCGTGAAGATCACCGACAAGGCGCATATGTTCGCGAACACCAGTACGCGGATTACCTAACCGAGGAAAGGAGATTGAATCATGGCTAGTGTAGGCAACGTCATGCTCCGCGCTCGCTATACGGATCTCTTCTCTTCGCGTCTCGCGTACATTGATGAGATCATGTTCGAGCAGTTCGATGCTCCGTCCCTGACTTACCCGGAGGCTTTCAACGTCCGTGACTCCAGTCGCGCGTACGAGGAGACCACGGGCCTGACCGGCTTCGGCCAGTTCAGCCAAAAGTCTGAGGGCGCGAAGGTCGATTACGATACCATTCTCCAGGCGTACGACAAGCGGTTCACGCATGTGACGTTCGCGAAGGGCTACCAGATCTCCATGGAAGCCATGGACGACGATCTGGATGGGCACATCTCGAATGCTGCCCCGGCTCTGGCGCGTGCGGCTCGTGTGTCTATCGAGACGTATCTCTGGAACCTGTATAACCTGGGCTTCGCCAGCGAGACCACCCCGGACGGTCTCTACATCTTCGACACGGAC